ATACTTGCTCCAAATTTAGATGCAGCAACAGCTTGGGGTTCTACAAAGTGGGGAACAGAAAACCAAACAGTTTGGGAATGTTCAATAAACACTAATGCTATTGATAATCAAAAGTTATGGGCAGGTCTTAAATTAACTAATGACCAACTTATAGCAACAGATGCTGATCAAGCTTTCTTTAAGTTTCAAACAGATGACACAAACTCTGAGGCATTTACTGATTATACATTATTACATTTTGTTTATAGTGTTGGTGGAACTGATTACATTAGTGCTTTACCAATAACAGTTGCAGCAAATACTATTTATCATCTTAAAATAGAGATTGATTCTAGTAGACAAGCAGCAATATTTGTTAATGGTATTCAATACAATGTAACTAGCACATCTGGTTCAACTGGTGGTACAGCAGTAACAACAGGAACAACTAGATCACTAGCATTAACTAATGATATTGATTTAATACCTTACATTGGTATTGAAGCAGGTGCAGCTGCAGCAGAAGCAGTTGACGTTCATTATGAGTGCATAAGTAGAACATTATTTGAATAAAATTTAATGGGGGATTAATTTCCCCCACTTTTATAAGGAGAATTAAATGGGCGTTCAAAGTGATGTACAAGTTGGATTTATAGCTGATGAAAACGTAGCAGATGCAGACAGACTTGTAACTGCAGCAAGACCAGACACTTCAGCGACAATGGCAGAAACTACCTTTTTAGGTGGTGGTGCTAGAAATGTAACTGTAACAACTGGTGGTACTGGTGATAATGCAAAAACTTGTACAATAACTGGTACAGATGTTTTTAGTAATGCTATTACTGAAGTTATAGTATCAACAGGTTCAGCAGAAGCAGTAGCAGGTGCTAAATTATTTTTAACAGTTAGTGCTGTAGAATGTTCTGCTCAATATGCAGCAAACATTACAGTTGGCTCTGGATCGTTATGTGCAAGTGCAGTTGCAGGTGGTAATCGTACTAGAATGAAAGGATACTCTATTGTATCTGCAGGAACAGCAGGGTTAGTTGACTTTTACAATGGCACTCCAGAAGATGGAACTATTATTTTTAAAGCACAGACAATAGGAACTGATAATACAACTATAGATAATACAATACCAGATGAGGGTATTTTGTTTGGTAGTGGTTTGACTGTTGCGTACACAGTTGCCACAGTTGTATTAGCGAACATATTTTTTGCTTAAGGTGAAACAATGGCAACATCTGGAACAGTAGCATTTAGACCTAATGTTGAGGAAATAATAGCCGAAGCTTTTGAAAGATGTGGTCTTGATCCTCAAACGAGAACTGGGGATCATGCTGTATCTGCCAGAAGAAGCATAAATTTATTATTTTCTGAATTTGCTAATAGAGGTATAAATTATTGGACTGTTACTAACAACACATTAACTTTAGTCAATGGAACTTCTAGTTATGCTTTACCAGCAGGAACTATTGACATAATGGATGCAGTTGTAAGAGACAGTAGTTCATCAACAGATACAATTATAAATAGAATAACATTACAAGAGTATAACCAATTACCAAATAAAACATCATCAGGCAAACCAAGTCAATTTATGATTGATCGACAATACACCCCAGTAATTTATTTATGGCAAGTTCCAAACACATCAACATATTCAATAGTGTATTGGGCGTTAAACCAACAAGAAGATGTAACTGCATCAAATCAAGATTCAGATATACCTTATAGATGGAGTGATACAATATGTGCAGGATTAGCATCAAAACTTGCTATCAAATATGCACCAGATAAATTTCAATTATTAAATGAGATGTATGAAAGGTCATTTAGCTTTGCAGCATCCTCTGATAATGATGGAGTTAGTTTAAGAATACAACCAACAGCATTGAATTTATTATAATGGCAAGATACGCATCAGGTAAAAAATCAGTAGCAATAAGCGATAGAGGTGGCTTTAAAGTTAGATATACTGACCTTAAAACAACTTGGGATGGCTTGCGTGTTGAGAAAGAAGAATGGGAACCAAAACACCCACAACTCTCACCAGCTAGAAATGTTGTAGATGCAACTGCTTTATTCAAACCTAGATCAGATAATGATCCAGAAAATGTCAAGTTTGTTGTTGGTTTTAATTATGATATTTTTCAAGACATAAGAGAAAGACCAAGTGTAGGCATAAGAGCTAAAGGTTCTGTAGAAAACTTAACAAGTGCTAGTTTTAATTTTGGTGCTAATAGTGGAGTTGCAACTGCAACTGGTGCTATAGGCACTATCTCAATTAATTTAGAATTAGAAGAAACTGCTGCAGTAGGAACTGGTGCTATTGGAACAGCCATTATAACTGCGAAGATTACTGAAGTAGGTGTAGCAGGAACTGCTGGTATAGGTTCTGTCTTAATTAACTTTCAAATATTAGCATCAGTTGCAGTTGGAACTGGTGCAATAGGAGTGGAAATACCTACAGCAAGAATAACAGAAGTAGGTGTAGCTGGAACTAGTGCTATTGGTGATGCAACAGATGTACGAGCAATTTACACAACTTGGGGTCAAGGTACTTGGGGAGAGGATACATGGGGTAATTAATAATGAATTATGCAAGTTTAGTTTCAAATATATCTAATTTTATGGAAGATGATTCTTCAGAATTAACTGCTTCTGTTGGAGAAATAATACTTCAAGCAGAAAGTATGATTTTTCAAAGGTTACCAAGCTTGCCTTGTTTTAGAGGTGAAACAACTGGTAATTTAGTTGTAGGTACATTTGATTATACTGTACCAACTGCTAGAATGATACGACAAGTGTCTATTACTGATGCTTCAAGTAATATTATATACTTGGATCATAGGATTGATTCTTATTTAAGAGATTACCACCCTAACTCAAGTACAACATCAACTCCTGAAATGTATAGTACAAAATCAGCTACTACATCAGGAATTGTAATTACATTAGCACCTACACCAAGTGCTACACTAGCTTACCAAGTTGACTACGTTGCTCCAGAAACAGGTTTATCTGCAAGTAACACAACGTCATGGGTAGGAAATAACGCTGAAGCTGTTTTACTGGCTGCAGCACTTTATGAAACTTCTTCTTTCCTTAAAGCTCCAGAAACGCTACAATTGTACAAGGCACAATTTGACGAAGCTATCGCATTGTTTCAACAAGAGATGGGAAGAAACTACACAGCAGAATATAACGCAGGAATATAAGGAGAAAATAAATGGCAATAACCCAAGCAATGTGTACATCTTTTAAATCAGAAATATTAAGCGATGATCTACATGATTTTTTAGCAGACACAATAAAAATTGCACTTTTTACAAGTAGTGCAACAATTAATGCAACCACAACTGCATATTCAACAACAAATGAAATAAGTGGAACTGGATATACTGCAGGAGGAGTTACTCTATCTAGTAAAGTTGTTGGAACAGCATCAACATCAACATCAGGTGGAAAGGCATACTTAGATTTTGCCAACCCAACATGGACAACTGCAACTTTTACTGCAAATGGTGCTTTAATATATAATGACACAAGTGGTGATAGAGCCATAGCAGTATTGGCATTTGGTGGTGATTTTACAGTATCAGGTGGTACATTTGAAATTGTATTGCCAGCTGCAGGTGCAAGTGCAATTATAAGGATAGACTAGGAGCTAAATAAATGGCAAGTACATATGTAAACGACCTCAGACTGGAAATAATGGCTACTGGAGATCAGAGTGGTGCTTGGGGTGGAACAACAAATACAAATCTTGAGTTAATAGGTGAGGCATTTGGTTATGGCACAAGAGCAATAGCAAATGCTTCTACGGATAACATAACAATAGCCGATGGTGCTTCAGATGCAGATAGGTCACTATATTTAAAATTAACTGGTGGTGGTCAAGCTTGTACTATAACATTATTACCTAATACAATTTCAAAAGTATGGATAATGGAGAATAATACAAATTCTACATTGACTTTTACTCAAGGAAGTGGAGCAAATGTTGCTATACCTACAGGGCAAACTAAAGTAATTGCAAGTGATGGTGCTGGTTCTGGTGCTGTAGTATATGATGTATTTACAGATTTAAATGTAGCTGGAACTCTTACATCAGCAGGAGATATTATTACTGCAGCGACTGTACAACCACTGGGAGATACTGCA